GCGGAGGGGACGGGGCTCCGACCCCGATGTCCACGAGTTCGGCTTCGAATTCTTCATCGGACATCAGAAGTCTCCACGGGCATAGCGGCGGAAGAACGCCGGAGTGTGCTCGGCGCAAACGACTTCGATGGTCCGCACGGCCTCTCGGCAGCGGTCGATGGTCTTGCGGACCCCGGCCACGCACGCCGCGTCATCGGCAGGGGTAGAGCCCTGCTGATCAATCGCGGAATGGAGCGCGAGTTGTGCCGCGAGATACGCGGCCCAGAGGTCATCCTTGTTCAAAACGGGATGTCCTCTTCAGCGTCCCAGCGAACGATGTCGCGAGGGGCGTTCGTGACCATCCGCCCATCTTCGTAGTGGATGCGGATGTCGAGTTCGCCTTGCTCCGGCTCGTAATACTCGGCGTCGAGTCCGAACCGGCTGTCGTCGTGCTCGGCGCGGAGTTCAGCGATGTAGTCGTAGCGAGCGTTCTCGTGATAGGCTCGGTCTTCCGCCGCCTGATCGCCATCAAAATACTCGCCATCAATTCTGGTCAGCATTGGGTCACTCCTTGTTCGACCCCACGACCATAGCAGGTTCTATGCCGGGGTCAAGAGAATTGATGACTAGCAGCAAAATCTTCAGAGCCTCGTGGGGGCTGATCCTGAAAAACTCACGCTTCGGGTTAACGCGATACCCGCTCAATTTCTCATGGATACCCTTCTCGACGGCCAGACAGTCCCGCACGCCGCAGGCGTAAGCAATCTCGAAGGGGGTGGGGATGTTCGTTGCCGAAAGCTGCCTGACGCGCTCGGTCAGGTCAGTTGTGGTGAAGCCGATCTTCACCAAACCAGGGAATGAGGGATTGGTTAGGATGTAGATCAGGCCATAGGCCTTCATCCTTGTCCAATCATCATCTTCGACGGGAATAGCAGGAATGTCGGGGTGAACCACGGCATACCGCCGAGACCGGACTGGGGGGACTTCACCGGCATTGGCTTTCGCACGCTCGATCTCGTCAGCCAGCTTGCGGGCGAGATTGCTGGCGTTGCCTTTATTGGGGCGATACCCAGCCAGAGCGTAAGCTGAGGCCTGCGAATGCCCGCTGGCGATGGCGGCCACGAAGGTGCTTTGTCTCTTGTTCACGATCATCCCCAACCCAACGCAGGTTCGACGGCGAAAGTCAAGAGGGGACCTCCGAAATCGCCGGGTATTGTGCCCGAGAGAGGGTCGCGTCGTTTTTCTCAATTCTACTATATCTTGTGGTTTTTGGTTGGGAGCGGGGTGTATCGCCTAGCCCTGGTGTATCGTTTGTGTATCGTGAGGAACGATACGAGAACATCATTGATAGTTAACGAGAAATTAGGCACGTATCGCTGTATCGCGAAATTCGAGGTAGTCGGGGGGATTGAGGTCCAAACTGCGTTGGGTGCGTTGGGTGGTGGTGAGAGAGCGGAGGAAAATCTTGGGGCGATTTTTTAGTCGATACATACGATACCACGATACAGAGAGAAAAAATGTATATAAAACAACATGATTCACGTAATGTTCCAATAGTAAATTAACGATACGTTAGGTTACGTTTATTAGTTTTAGGAGAATGGACTAACCAATAAGGCGAACCTATCCCTCCCTCTCCCAAGCTAGCTATGATTTACCCAACGCCCGTGCTTCCCGTCGCACCTGCGTTGGGTTCCACAAGATATGGGTGTGGCATAGAACCTGCTTCATCATGAATATGGCACGACCATACGACTTCGTTAACGGCTTCAAGAGGGCCACTGATTTACCTGCGTTGGGTGGGCTGTTTAAGGCTGCACGTCTCAAGCTCGGGCTCTCCAGGGAAGACTTGGCCGCCGAAGTCGGTTGCTCCCTCTCCTACATCACGTTCATCGAAAACGACTATAGGCCGAAAGCTGTAGCGATCCGACGCAAGGTGCTCGCCACGCTCGAAAGGCTGGCGGGTGTTTCAGCTTGACATTAACCATGGCGTGTGTCATTAAGGTTAAATGGATGCCGCTCAGCAAGCCACGATCAACGAGACCGTGGTCTCAACCTTACTCCCCGCCGTGCTAGCTTGGTTCCAAGCTGAGCCCCTGGAGGATGTCGAACAAGTCCGCGAAGCCCTGACCCTCGCCCTGGAACACTCAGGCGATTGTTATGAGCGCTGCCGCTATCTCGACAGCCAACGGGGCTGGCCTGTGGACGCCGATCTCGTGATCATTCTCCAAGGCGCGGTTAAGGTTGAGGCCAAGCTCCGCAACCGCCACTCGATCTTCGACTTCCTCAAAGACAAGCCCGCCAATGTCGTCGCCTTCACCGAAACTCGTTTTGGGGATTGACCCCGGGCTCGAAGGCGCTCTCGCTTTTCTCGATCCGATCTCCGGCACCCTCGAAATCCACGACATGCCTACCTTCGCGGTCACGAAGACCAAGCGCAAGGAGTATGTCGATCTCTGGGCCGTTCGTGATCTTGTCCGTGGCCGGGCAATCGTGCATACCTATCTCGAAGAAGTGACGGCCAGCCCGCAAATGGGCGTCGTTTCCGCCTTCAGCTTCGGCGGCGGCTACTTCGGGGTCCAAGGCGTTTTGATCGCCAGCGATACCCCACTGACCACGGTTCGCCCCGGCATCTGGAAGCACAGGATGCGGGCTCCGGCTGACAAGAAGCAATCCGTGGCTAGGGCCAAAGCTTTGTTCCCCCGCTGCACAGAAATCATCGGCAAGAAGGATGGCCGCGCCGAGGCCGCGATGCTTGCCTTGTTCGGCTGCCTCGAATTGAACATGACCCCGGGGATCATCAATGCCAGCGCTGGCTAACGACCGTCACGAGAAAGCGGCCCAGTATCGGGCCAAGGGATTGACGCAACTGGAGAGCTACGAGCTTGCCGGTTACTCGCCCAATAAGGGAAATGCGGCCAACCTCTTTGCCCAGCCTGAAGTCAAGGCCAGGGTCGAAGAAATCAAGGCTGAACGCCAGAAGCTGGAAGACCGGCGCAGGCTCGCCTACGAAGAATTGCAGGCCACACAGACCGGGCTCGGGATCGACAACATCGACGACGAGACGCACGGCATCACTCGCGAGTGGATCATCCTCCAATACAAGCAGGTGATTGAGAAGGCCCAGAACGAGGGCAAGCACGCCGCCGCCGCGTCCGCCCTTCGCGAAGTCACGAAGCTTTTGGGCCTCGACAAACCGCCGCCGGGCGACCCCAACAAACCGCCGCCGCTCCCGCCCGGAGCGCCCCGGCCACCGTCAGGCGCTGCCGCTCTCGACATGCTTTCCGAACAGGAAGCCGAGGAAGAGGTAGCCCAGGAAGAAGAAGCCGAAGACGCCGATGGCACAAATCGTAAGCCTGCCTGAACGCGAGCGGACGCGAAAAGCGCTCGCTAGGCTCCAGGGCTACATCTACAAAACTGAGGACAGCCTACGTCGCGGAACCGACCTTCCCGCCGACGTGAAGCCGCATATCGAGCGGCTGACGGGGACCCTTGAACTTTCAGATACCCACCGGGCTCTCGAAGACCTCCACCAGCAACTCACGACTGAATACATGGGCAAGCTCTTGGACGCTGCGCCCGATGACTTCTCTGCATTCTGCGAATATATGTCGCCGGAAGAACCACCGGCTGCTCACCATATCTTTCTCTGTGATCACCTTCAACAAATGAGCCGTGGCGAAATCCTCCGGCTCATGATCTCGATGCCGCCGGGCCACGCCAAATCGACGTATTCCAGCCACAAATTCCCCGCTTGGTGGATGGGCAAGAACCCGAAGCGTCGCTTCATCCAGGCAGGCCACACCCAGAACTTCTGCGAGAACCAGCTTGGGAAAGTAGTCCGTGGGATTGTCAAAGACGAGCGTTATGGGAAAGTATTCCCAGACATCCGCATCAGTTCTGAATCCAATGCCGCTGGCTTCTGGGCTCTCCAGACCGGCGGATCGTATTTGACCAAGGGCGTGGGCCAAGGCATCGCCGGTTTCCGCGCCCATTGCGCCGGGGTCGATGACCCTTTTGCCAGCCGTGAAGACGCCGAATCCGAGACCATCCGCGAGAAGACCTTCAACTGGTTTTCCGCTGACTTCACAACGCGCTTGCTCCCCCGCTGCCCGATGTATATCGTGGCGACCCGCTGGCACCCAGACGACCTCTGCGCCAGGGTCGAAGCCATGAACAAAGAGGGCAAGGGCTACCCCTGGACCATCATCAACCTCCCGGCCTTGGCAAAGGCTGGAGACGCCATGGGGCGTGCGCCGGGCGAAGCACTTTGGCCTGAGCTTTTCGACGTAGAATACTTGCTACATTTGAAGGCAACTCTCCCACCACGCGACTGGAATTCGCTGTATCAGGGTGAGCCAACCAACGGCGAAGGTGGTATGGTTAGCGGGGAAAAAATCGCCCGCTACACCGAACGCCCGGTTAACCTTATCGACGAATACGGTAGGGTTACGAAGTGGGTGGTCAAGAAATTGACAATTTCCTGCGACACCGCCAACAAAGACAAACAGCGGCACGACCCGACCGCGATTACTGTGTGGGTCGAGACCGTGGACCGCCGCCACTTCCTGATCGACGTGGTGGTGAAGCGCGTCCAATTCGACGACCTCGTAACCTTAATCGAAGACACCTGCCGCCGCTGGCAACTCGAATATCCCGGGACCCCCACGGCCATCCTCGTCGAAGACAAGGGCTCAGGGACCCAGTATATTCAAACCCGGCAGCACCTTGCCCCCGCAGTGGTGATCCCCATCCCCGTGACGAACACCAGCAAGGAATTCAGGTTCGACGGCGTGAGCCCGATGTTCACCATCGGCGAAGTCGTCCTGCCTGAGCGTGCGGTCTGGCTCCCGGACTACGAGAAGGAAATCTTCGAGTTCGACGGCAAGGGCACCGCCACCCACGACGACCAAGTCGATAGCACGAGCCAATATCTGGCGTGGACCCGGCAAGGCCGTGGTCGCGGCAGCCGGAAGCTCAAGGGCACGGGCTACGCTCGCCGCCGCTAAGCCTGTCATAAAATACGTGTTCTGTGACAGGGACCCTTTTCCTTTTGAAAACCGGCACTTAGCAGGGTCCCCAGCATTTTATGACAGGGACCCTAGCATTTTATGACAGCGGGGACCCTCCGATTTTCGACATGGGGGAGGGCAGGGACCCTGGGCTTTTCGGCATGGGCCGGGGTCTAAATCCTGGGCGCGGCCAGCGCCGCCGGGCACCCAACGCAGCCAACACAAGGGGCCACAAACGGCCTGTTAAGGTTGAAATTCGGGGTTAATGGGCCAAAAATGACCCATTTGAGCCGTTCCTGACCCATTTCCGGGTCACTCGGCGAAACTGACCCAAAAGCGGTTCACAATGCCGCCGCACGGGCCTGCGCCGCCGTGTTTGGCCTGCCGCGTCATCAAATTTGGACGGCCAGACCCAAAAGCATACCCAAATCCACCAGAATCATCGAATTTGGACGCGGCACCCAACGCCGTGGTTCACGTTGAGCCCGATTACGCCTACCCTGGGTATCGCAGACGACCGGCCAATAAACCGGCCAAGGTGCTCGGGCTGGTGAAGGTTTTGCGCAGACGCCATTTCACGGTTTTCCCTGATTAGGCGACCCTAATGCGTCATATATGATGCCTTAAGTGGGTTAATGTCCTTTTTATGCACCATAAACGACGTTTGTGACCTCGGTCACACTCGCCTCGTTGGTGTGGCAATCGTCAGGTTTCCGTCAGGTGACAATCGGCCAATCGTCAGGCCAATCATGACACGAGTTCGTTTTGGCGAGTCATGACACGGTCGAGTTTTGGCGAGTCATGACACGAGCGCGTTTTGGCAATCATGACACGGTCACGTTTTTGCGAGTCATGACACGGACGAGTTTTGGTTAACCATAACACGACATGGTTAAGGTTAACGAGCGTTAAGGTTAACGCGAAATTAAGGTTAACGGCGGGTTAAGGTTAACGCGAACTCGAAATCCGTTAAGGTTAACCGGGCGGGTCGGGGCGTTAAGGTTAACGCGGCTTGGCGATTCGTTAAGGTTGAAAATTAAGGTTAACCCGGGCGCAGAATCCGTTAAGGTTAACGCCGCGAGGTCGGGCGTTAAGGTTAACGCAGGCGGGCCGCCCCGTTAACCCTAACCCAACGCAGGCCCGACGTTAACCCTAACGGGACACGCCGCGCCGTTAACCACGTGCGGCGTTAACCACGTTCGTAAACCCTAAGCGGCGCGGGCCGCCGCGTTAACCACGATGGGCGGGGCCGCCAAAACGAGGCGGAGCAACGCGCCCCGCCTCCCCTTGACGCCAGCCGCGAAGGCTAGCAGGCGCTGGCGCTTGGCTTCCGCTTCGCGCTCGGCGATATGCTGGGCGAGCTTTAAGCCCGCCAGCATACCCTCTTTAGCCTGGGCGTTCACGCTTGCACGCAACCCGGCGCATGTTGCACCGTGGTTTCCGCGAACAAGGTCAGCGCCTGGGCCGCCTTTTCATATTCGCCGCGCTTGAACTTCAGCCCGGTAATGGCTTCAGCCGTTTGCAGCATCCGAGTCGGCGTGTAAGCCCGGTTAGGCTTCATGCCGGTTTTGGCGTAGAGTCGAAGGCCGCGAGCGAGCGTCAGGGCTTGGAAAACCGAAACGCCAGCGGGGCCGTTAAATGTGGTCATGGTGGACTCCTTTTCGACATCGCCAGCATACGCGAGCACGCGAGCGAGTCAAGCGGAATTTTTGTTAGTGACTTGTTAGGAATTGCCTGCTAGATTGGCCTAGTCGAAAGGGAGTCAGCCATGCCTGATTTGATCCGTTGGCGCTACTATATCCGCGCCGCTCAAACGTCTCTCGATTACGCCAACGCCGCTAAGGCGCGAGGCGATAAGCGGGGCCGCCGCGTTTGGCTAGAGCAAGCCGCTGGCGAATTGGAAATGGCGCATTTTTGGCGCTCTAGCGACGCGCCTAGCGTTACGCCGCAAGCCTTCATGGTGCAAGCATGAACGCTTTCGCCAAGCGCCCTATTACGTTTCCGCCGCAACGCCTCACGCAAGGCCGCTTTCGGATTGAAACGATTCTATTGGCGCGAGCCATGGCCGCCAGCATGAAGCGAGACGGAGTCGGCAACGCCGCACTAATGCGCCGCGTCGCATGGGCGAAACTGGCGGAGGCGCAGGCCTGGAAACGCGGGCTTGACATCGTTTCGCCAGTGTGAGAGATTGCGAGCGTCGAAAAGGAGTCAGCTATGAGAATCGCGCAAGTAATTCTGCCGAAACTCGATAACGACGGCCAAGATTTGCAAGCCGTGCATTATGGCTTGCGCCGCTCGCTCGCAAAGGCCTTTGGCGGTTATACCGCCTTGGATTCGCATGGCGGATGGATTGACGACTCGGGCAAGCTCTATGATGAGCCTGGAGTCACCTATCAAATCGCTTGCGAGCCTAGCGACGCGAATCGCGAGACGTTGCGGCAAATCGCAGTCAGCCATGGGCGGGCCGCCGCTCAATTGGCGGTTTTCGTTTCCTACGCTTGCGGAACCGCTGAAATTATCGACCTTGCGCCCTTTCTGGGCGCGGCGGGTGGCGCTCACGCCAACGCTTACGCCTAAAGGAGTCTGTTATGGCATTGTCAGCTAAAGCCGCTCACGCAAAGGACGCGGGCAAGGTTGCAGATTTGCAGCATCGCCACTTTGCAACCATTGCAACATTCATCGCCCAAATGGATCACGGCCCTAGCACGTTTGGGCAATGGTCGCGGGATGACATCGCGGCGCACTTCGCCGACAAGCTCGCCGCGACTAATCCAAAATTCGACCGCGCTAGATTCCTCGCCGCTTGTCGCGCTTGACATAGGCGCGGAATCTGCTAGGCTGATCACGTCGAAAAGGAGTCCACATGCCTAGACCATTGCATGAGATTGCACGCGAGATTCGCGGCGATTGGAAAAACGTCAACTTTGGCGCTAAGCCATACCTTGACGCCATGGGCGAGCTTAACGCGATTACCGACTCTTACTATCAGGACTCGGCTAAATCCGTTGTGCTCTATTTCTTGAGCAACGCCAGCGCATGGCGCGGCGAAACCGCGAAGCGCATCAAAGCCGAATTGAAAGGCCTCGCCAATGCCTAGCCTAGATTGGATTCTCGCCTTCGAAAATGGCGAGCTTGACGAAACCGCGCTCGCCGAGGGCTTTCAAATTTTGATTGACTCCGGCATGGCGTGGCGACTCCAAGGCTTCTATGGGCGCACGGCTAAGGCGCTCATTGACGCGGGCTTGTGTCATGCGTGACTCCGCTGATAGTGCGGCGGGCTTTTGCTTCGCGTTGCTGGCGCTAGGGCTTTGCGCCCCGGCGCTGGCGAGCAAGCCCGCGCCCCCGACGTTTTCGCTTGTCAGCTATTACGCGGCGGGCGATGCGCTGGAGTCCGAAGTTTTGGACACCGGCCTAAGCGCGGATGATTGCGCTTTTGCCTTTGAGCGAGTCGGCCCAATGGTCGCGCCTGAAATTCTTGTTACGTGCGAGCCGGAGCAATGAGGGTTAGCGGCGTCTTAATGGCTTGCGGGCTTGTTCTCGCTTTCCTGCTAGCGCCGTTTTTTCTTGGCGGAAGGGATTGACTCCGGCTCTAGGCGTGCTATGTTGGACTCGTCGAAAGGGAGTCCACAATGAACGGCTATCAAATCCAAGCCAAGCTTGATGAAGCGCTCCAAGCGGGCCGCGTTGCTATCCGCGCTCATTACGTTGTGAAGGCCGCAATCCGCTACGCTCAAATGACGGGCCGCCCCGTTCGCAGCGTGGAAGATTTGGAGCGTGCAATCGACGGCTACCGCAACAGCGGCAAGAAAATTTATCCGCATTTCGTGGAAGATTTCGCTTGCGCCAAGTCCGAACTTGTGCGATAGTCTGAGGGTCGAAAAGGAGTTACGCAAATGTTCCGCAAGATTGAAGACGTGATCCGCGCCCCGGCTCAAACCGCTCAAACTGAGCGCGCCAACTGGGAAGGCCGCACGGATCAAGCCCGCTTCGAAGGCGCGGCGGCTCATGACCGCTTTGTCGCGGCCCATGATCTCCGCGTTTTCGGCAAGCGCCCGGCTCGCGCCTAATGTATCGCGTCATTCATAACCAATTCGCGAGCGCGTTGAAAGACGCCTCGCGCCCTTGGCTGGTAATCAGCCCTTACCGCGTCGCGGGGCGCTACGCCACGCAAGCGCAAGCTAATCGCCGCGCTCGCGATTTGAACAAGGAGTCGAGCAATGGGCAAGTCACGGCGCGGCGATGAAGGCCGCGAAAAGGCCGCCAAACTAGCGGCCCGCGAAATCGAGCGGCGCGAAAAAGAGAAGCGCCGCGAAGAGGCAAACTCCCGTTAACTTAGCGCCCCGCAAGGGGCGTTTTCTTTTGGTTAACGCGGCGGCCCCTTCGGTTAAGGTTAACCGGCACGGTTAATTCCGTAACCACGTTTCGTAACCTTAACCCAACGCACCCAACGCATTAACCCTAACCAAAATAGGCGCTGCGTTAACTACAGAAAATTGTTGCGCCTGCCTGCCATTGTGCTAGTGTCACTAGGTCGAAAGGGAGTCGCCATGTTTGCCCGGGATTGCGTCGCGATTAACGCTGCTTGCGCCGAGTCGAAAGACTCGGTTATTGGCGCGGGCTTGCTCACCCTGCTAAGCATCCGTCAGCCCTTCTACCTTGTCCCCATGCAATTCGCGAGCGTGCGACGCATGGGCGCGGACTCGCAATACCTCTTCGGATGGAAGCGCGAAGGCTTTCTAACCCTTTGCCGCGAGGCTGAAGCGATTCGCCTTGAAGCAAACCGCTATAGAGCCGCGCCTAGCGCGGAAGGCCTCGACTCGCTTGTGCAGCGGCTTATGGTCATCCCTGGGCTTGGCATTGTGAAAGCCTCGTTTTTCGCTCAATTGCTGGTAGGGGAAGGCGCTTGTTTAGACAGCCATAACCTAGAGCGTCTGGGCTTGCACGTGGCGTTTTTCAAAACGCCTAAGAGCTTGAAGGCCGCGACCATTGCCGAGAAAATCAAAACTTATCGGCTCACCTGGAGCGCACGCGGCTCTAGTGCGTTTTGGTGGGATTCGTGGTGCGACCTTATCGCCGCGAAGTATCCGAAGCATTTTGAAAACGGGGGCGCTGTGTCCGCGTTGCATACCCTAGCCCTACAGTGGCGCGGGATTGAAAGGAGGGCCGTTGGATAAGCTAATAGGCTTAGCCATTCCACTCATTCTATTAATCATGCTCATTGGTGTGTGATAGAGTGTGCAGGGGTGCAGGGGCGGGGGGCGCGAGGCCTCTCGCCTCAAGCCTTCGAAGACAAAGTAAACAAAAAGGATGCTTTCGTTAACCAAGGGACCCACAAGGGGTATACCCCCCGGGGTGGTTAACGCGGCTTGTTACCTACTCTGTGTGAAAGTAAAACCACCAGATGGGACCCAACGCAGGAGGGACCCGTGACGGGTATCCCTGATATGCTAAACGACATCAAAAGCCCCTCTTGATATAGTTTAGCATATCAACCCACAGCATGGAGGGACCCAACGCAGGTGTATCATAGGTTCTGCTTGACAGGGGACCCAAGCCGGGGTATGGCATCAGCAACGGCAAAGGAGGATTGGGCCTCCAGGCACTGGTGAACGTCGATCAGCCCCGGTGGGGACCCGTGACGTGACTGCCGGGAGAGCACGGTCCCTATTTCAGGAGTGAGTATGCCACGCCGCGAATATCGAGGCCCGGCAGCGATGTCAGGGATTGCCGCCGGGATAGAAGCTCTCTTCGTCCTCGCAGGGATTGCCGTCGTCGGCGTTCTCGCAGCGGTGCTGGCCGTCGCGGGTTTCATCATCTATCTCCTGCTCGACCTAACAGGTGTCCTTTGAGCTTCATCAGCGTTTGTAAGAACGTGATCGCTGGCAACAACAAACGCGGGTGGGCGTGTCCCGACCCCGCGATCCGCGTCTCTCGCACGGCGGGAGGAAAGGTGTCAGCACGGGGCCACACGGTGGCGATCAAGGACAAGGAAGGCAACGTCGTCGCCAGGATTGTCAGCACTCAAGACGGCAAGCCCGTCATCAAGTGCGGAGCCAAGGTCGCTATCATCACCGAATACCCGGCTGAAGTCGAAGCTTGAACCCCGCTATCGACATCGTCACCGGGATTTTCGAACTCGGAGCCGCCCTAATGGTGTGGCTGAACATCCCAGCCATCATCCGCGACAAGCAGGTGAAGGGTGTGAGCATCTGGCCCACCCTGTTTTTCGTCCTCTGGTCGCTCTGGAACCTCTTCCTCTTCCCGTATCTCGGGCTCTGGTTCGCCTTCTTCGCTACCTTTCCCATCATCATCGGGAACACTCTGTGGATCGCCCTCGTCCTCTACTACCGGCGACGGGTTTGACGGATTTCTGGCGGGTTCGGATCAGCAAGTTTCGAACCCAACGCAGTTAATGAGGCTTGACTCCCGGGGCCAGTCGTGTTAACCACGATCATGCCTCACATCTTCAGCCCCGATCTCGGTGAGGAAATCCGTCACCGGAAATACACGCTAGGGCAAAGCCACAAGACGATCAGGGACGAAGTTCCGTGCTCAATCAGCACTGTTTCCTACCACCTGTCGGCAACCACGCGGGCCAAGACACAGGCTCGCACCAAAAAACGGCGTGCCACACTCTCGGGCAACCTAGACGACCGCATCCACAGGTTCACTTCGGCCAAAACCGGGAAGAAGAAGCGGGCGGGGCCTCGCCCCCTGGCCGAGACCGATCACGCGAAGCGCAGGAACCCCGTCGAGCGCTCGGTGGCGTTCAGGATCATCAAGGCCCACACCGGCCCTCCCCGCAGCCGTGCGGAAGAGCGCCGGGCCATCCGCGAGGCCCTGGACCTGATCTCCAGCGACCCCCGGTGCTACCTGACCGGCGATCCCATCGACTTCCTGAACACGCCCTGGCACCTGGACCACGTGGTGCCCCGGAGCCGTGGGGGTAAGAACGGGGTGGCGAACATGGGGCTCACCACCGCCGTGGCGAACGCGGCCAAGGGCGACATGACCGTCGAAGAATTCCAGGAACTCTGCGCCAAAGTCTTGAAGCACGCTGGCTGGCGGGTCCACCGGCCACGCTCTTGACTTTTCCCGTTAACTATGTTAGCCCATGGGGCTACCTCACATTTCCGCCGGTCTCCGGCAAGGTCTAACCATGCCCAGCACGAACCCCAACGACCGGAATCGGCAACTCGCGCTCAACATCAGCGCCCAGCCGACCTTCGCCCACCCCGAATACGTCTACTGGATGCCCGAATGGGAAATCCTGCGGGATACCTTTTTGGGCGAAGTCGAGGTCAAGCGCAAGGGGACGAAGTATCTCCCGGCCCTTGAAGACCAGACCCCGGGCGAATACGACGCCTACCTCGACCGCGCCGTCTTCTTCAACATGACGGGGCGCACCGTGTCTGGGATCGTCGGCACCCTGTTTCGCCGCGACCCCATCATCAGCGGACTGCCGAAGAAGTTTGAGAAAGCCGTGAAGGCGATCTCGAAGGCCAATGAAGGCTATGCGCTGTTCGCGAAGATGACGGCGCAAGAGATTGTCCACGTGGGCCGCGTCGGCGTCCTTCTCGATATGGACGAAGACGGAAAGAAGCCGCCGTTCCTCGCCAGCTATCTCGCTGAGAACATCATCGACTGGGATGTCGAAGTCATCGACGGCAGGTTCGAACTCACTCGCGTTGTCCTCCGCGAAGTCCGCGTGACCCGCGAGAACCAAGCGGTGGCTCGTCAATACTTCGCCGCCTATCGGGTGTTGATCCTAGAAAATGGGGTCTACCGCCAAGAGGTCTACGAGAAAGAGAACGCGAACGCCGACCTCACGGGCGACCCCAGCACTGTCGTGGTCCCGAAGAATCGCGGCAACGCGCTGAACTACATCCCGTTCGTGATGTTCGGCCCCTACAGCAACAATCCCGACGTTGAAAAGTCGCCTGTCCTCGACATCGCGAAACTCAACCTTTCACACTACAAGAGCTACGCTCACCTGGAGCATGGCCGCTTCTTCACCGCGTGCCCGATCTACTACGCGCAGACGAACGGCAACGTCGAAGCCCAGGAATACAAATTGGGACCCTCCACGGTCTGGGAAGTCGGCCCCAACGAAAAGCCTGGGGTTATCGAGTTCAACGGGAACGGTTTGAAGTTCCTGGAAACCGCCTTGGATATGAAGGAATCGCAGATTTCGGCTTTGGGCGGGCGTATGCTAGGCACCCGGAGCGGTAGCACTGCGGAGTCTGACAACCTCGTGAAGCTCAAGGAGCGCAACGAACAATCGACGTTGCTCAACGTCAGCCAAACTCTGGACGCGGGCTTCACCAAGCTCATTCGCTGGTGGCTGATCTGGCAGGATGTGACGCAAGAAGCTGCCGATGAAGTCAGCATGGAAATCAACAAGGACTTCCTGTTCGACAACATCAGTGCTCGCGAGTTCCGCGCCATCCACAGCATGTATATGGACGGCGTGATTCCCATCGACGTGGTCTACGACTATCTGCGCCGCGCCGAAGTCATCCCCGCGTGGATGCAAGTCGAAGAGTTCAAGGCTCTGCTCGACAACCCGAAGAACTTCCCGCTGCAACCCGATGCCCTGGCTCGCGCCGAAGGGTATCCGAACATGCAGTCGAAGATCGACGACGAGAACGCCGACCTCGACCGCGAGCACGACATCGACACCCAAGACAACCAGGGCGAAGTCGATAAGGACGTGCAGCAGCAAGAGCTTGATCACGAAGCCAGCGAAGCCGAAAAGCAACGCAAGGCCGACGAGAAGAAAGCGAAGGAAGATCGCAAGGCCGCTGCCGATGCAGCGAAAGCGGCGGCGCGTGCTGCACCGCCGGGCACCCCGCAACGTCCGGGCACCCCCGGCACTCGCCGCCCCGTCACCCCAGGCCGTCAGGGGACCGGCAAAAAGTAAGGAAGCGTCATGGGATCAGTTTGGGTTCTCTCGATCCTCACCCACTTCATGTTCATGGGTGTGGTCCCGGTCACGCATTACGAGACGCTTCAAGAGCGTCCGTTCGCCAGCCTTCAAGAATGTCTCGCCGCCGGAGCCACCATGGCTCGTTCGGATAGGGTAGGCTACGCCGGGGTCGCGTGGATGCCGGTGCGCCGCCGCGCCATCCTCTGTGAAAAACAGGAAGAGGCGTAATTTCCACTTGACAATCGTTAAGATCGGGACTATGGTCCACGGTTCTTGCCGGGTCGCGCCCGGTCGCTGCGTAGCTCAGTGCCAGAGCCCTGCATTGTGGCGGGAGGCACAGGTTGGATTCCTGTCGCAGCATCTTTGGGGTGGGGTTCGGCAACGGGCTCCTTAAACGGGACGTAGAAATCCCAACCCCTCCAGTTTAGGGGTGGCCGCACGGTGTTACGGCGGTCTTAAATGTGGGAAGCGCTGCACGTCCCCGGCCAAGGTTTGTGAGGGGTGGTGTTCGGCTCCAGCCCGGATTGGGAGTCGAGGTAACTTGCTGGCAGTTTGGCTCCAGCGGCACCAAGTATTTGCGTCGGTATACCCGTAGTGGGGCGGGGGCAGACTGTAAATCTGTCGCCCGTTGGGCACCGCAGGTTCAACTCCGGCCCGACGCACCAAGCTCTGGAGAAGGGGCCGCCCATAGAGGGGCGGAAAGCCTCCCAAAAGAGCCCGGCTGCATCGCCCTTGTAGCGGCGAGGACAGCGGGCGGCGCGGCGGCAACGCAGCGCCTGGAAATTCAGACGTGGGGAGCGCCAGGGACGCGCCCAAGTCCGGGCTGTAAGGCCCGGCCCCGCGTTGCGGTCCACCGGCGGAGGATGGTGGTGAAAGCTCGCCCATTAAGAGCGCCGCTTCAGTTGGCTAGGTTGGCGTCCACCGGGCGCTTTCGCGACGCCCTCGTGCAGGTTCCCGTCCAGAGAGGCCGGGACTCAAGTCGGGCATACACTCCCGGGCCTGTGGATGTTTCGTTGGACTGTGGCGCAATTGGTGGCGCGGCTCCCTGTTAAGGAGACGGTTGCTGGTTCGACCCCAGCCTGTCCAGCCATGAAAATGCACTCCCATGCCCCCGCCGTCTGTGTGGGGGAAACCGAGACCTTGCGGGCCGTGGTAGGCCGAAGGCCGGGTCGTGGGGCCGCCCACACTGCCGGGGACTCCACTTATCCGGCAGTGGCGTAGGAGGGCGGGCGGGGGCGTCGGGGCTCCCAGGCTAATCGCTAGCGTTGGTTCGCTGGCATCCCGACACTTTTCTCCCTTGACAATCCACCCAACGCAGGTTAGACGAAAACACAATGTGTCATCCCTTGGCCTCCACGCGACATCCGCGATTTACGCTGCCCAGACGCGGCGCGAACTACCTCCTTTATTGGATGTGGAAGGGACAGGAACATGCGTTGTTCTTCGTCTGGTCGCCTCGCCTCTGGGCCTTCGAACGGATCGTGAGGCTCAAGGAAGATATGATTTGCTTCGGGCCTTTGCGGATTCGCGTCCTCAAATAACCCGGGGTAGCTCAGTGTGTAAGAGCGCTGGCTTGAAAACCCAGAGGTCGCGATCTCGTCAATCGCCCCCGGGACCATGCCATCGTCTTCTATGAAGTAAGATGCCGGGTTGTGTCCCCGGCGAATTCAGTGCAAGTCTGAACGGTGGGACCATTGAACAATCATCCGAAGCATCAGTATTACGCCCAGCCCAGCTTCCCGCGTCCGCCCTTCTATGATTTCTGGCTGAAGCGTTACGACGTGACGCAAGCGCAGGCCGTGGCAAAGCTTCATCTTGACGGCGTTCTCAGCGCCGACACCGACCAATGTCGGGAGCGTGTCTGGGCCGCCGCTTGCCGCCGGGCCATGCGTCAGAAGAAGAAGGATGCCGATGCTCAACGTGTATCTCAAGCCTGATCTCACGAAGGCTGAACGCGCCAACGAATTGGTGCGAGCCGCGAAGGAAGGCAAGTTCGGACCCAAGGTCAGCGTTGGCGCTTGGCCGAACGGTCAAGAGAACATCGGCGGTGTTCTCTTCGACGCATGGATCATCGACGAAGTTCGCGAGGCTAGCTCAGCGGTAGAGCACCAAACCGATAATTTGGGGGTCTCTGGTTCGATCCCAGGGCTTCGCACCACATAAGAGGAAGTGAATGTCTCTCGATCTCGTTGTCTTCAAAACCGAAGAGCCGAACAAGTTCAAGCTCAGCCTCCGCGACGCTCGCTTTGCTTCGTGCGGCGAGAGCCGTCCCGAGTGGACGACGATCACGATGCTGACGCGCCAGCAGGCGCGGGTCGCGGTGAAGCACGGGATTGCCGAAGATCGGGCGAACCTCATGCCGAAAAAGAAGGAGCCGCCGCCGAAGCCCGGCGAGCCCAAGGTCCATAACCTGAAGGCCAACGTCAAGATCGACCTGAAGCAGCTTCGGAAAAAGTCCGCTTAAGGGGTTGACTCCTCACCAAAGTTCTGGCATAGGTCTTCGCGGATGCGCTAACTGCGCTCTGGAAGTGGTCTGGACTGGGGTGCGATGCCCCACGCCTCCACCACGTGTTCTTGTTGGCTGGCCCGTAACGCTGGCTCGGGGAGTTACGGCCCTACCCTCGTGGAGAGGGAGCGAGAGCATCTGATGGGGGCGACATAGGTTTCGACAGGCCTGCGGAAAGAATGTGGGTATCCCGGATGACTCCGTCACAGGTCGAAAAACTAACTGCGAACGACAACGTCGCATTTGCTATCGCGGCCTAAAAACCGCTAGCGGCCCGGGCTCCAGGGTGGCAACAGAATGGAGCCGATTTCTACAGGGGCTTGGCCGAGAGGCGAGGCTGCGGTCTCCAAAACCGCCTACGTTGGTTCAAATCCAGCAGCCTCTGCCAGTTAGGGAGCCTCCGCGTAGTGAATGGGGGCTGGCGACTTCCGGGCTCTTGTGCCCGGAACCCCGGCGATCCGGCGCTTATGGAGGGGCAAGCCCTCACCGGAGAAACAGAATAGCGCCGCCGGGGGAGCGGCCCGACCCACCTGAGACGTGGGGTCCCTCGAATTTGATGCGGGTTAGCGCAGTCCAGTAGCGCGCCGGGCTCATACCTCGGAGGTCGTCGGAGCGAAGCCGACACCCGCTCCCAGTCCCGGAGACTTGTCTCCATCACCAGCTTGCTACCAAGCCGTGCTAGCCCACGTTGGTAGAGGCAGCAGTCTCAGAAACTGCACAGGCCCGGTTCGACACCGGGGCGCGGCACCAGGATCAGTGTTATGTTCTCGATCATCCTGACAGTGCTATTGCTTACCGCCGCGTTGGCCCACGGCCAGCGCGATGGCGGAACTGTGCTCCGCAACTTCCAAGTGCGACCGCACCCCGTGGCGTAAGCCCCGGGACATCAGGGCGTAGCGTAGCCCGGTAGCGCACCTGCCTTGGAAGCAGGGGGTCGCTGGTTCAAATCCAGCCGCCCTGACCATTTTCTCCCCGAGAGACGGAATGTGGACCGATGGACCACTCCGGCTCTTGACAATTAACCATAACTTGGTTAAGTGGTGGAGCGTTCCCCTAGTGGGAGCATCAAATCCAGCGGAGGGTCCGCTGGTCTACAGCCCGGGTCGGGTTGTCGTCCTCAAAAGCACGGGGTGCTTAAAATGCCTGATATTTCATTCGACAGCCTTGACGCGGTCCCGGAGGGACTCAAGGAAGTGGCGAAAGACAACGGAAGCGGCAAGTTTGTCGTGAACGTGGTCCCGGCCTCAAAGCTCGATGAATTCCGCAACAACAACATCGCGGTCTCGAAAGAGCGCGACACGTTGAAAGCCTTCAAGGATCAATGGGCACCGATTCTCGGTGAAGACCAAGATGCCTTCAAAGCGGACATTGAACGTCTTCGGACGGTCGATCAGGAAGTCAAGGACGGCAAGCTCAAGGGCTCGAAGGACATCGAAGCTGAAGTGACTCGTCGCGTCGAAGCGATGAAGACCGGCTACGAAACGCGCCTTCAAGAAGCGGAACGTCTTCGCGTTGCGGCAGAAGCCACGGCGTCGGCGGCGGACCAAAAGTTCAAGCGCAGCATCGTTGATCGTGCGATCACCGACGCCGTGCTTCACGAGAAGTCTGGCGCAGAGCCGCGTGCTCTCCCCGACATTATCGAACGGGCCTCCAAGGTCTTTGTCGTCGGCGACGATGGCAAGCTGACCCCGAAGGAAGGTGAAGCGATCATCTATGGTGCCGATGGTGCCACGCCGATGACGCCAGCCGAGTGGTTGGGCAAGCTCAAGGAAGCTGCTCCCTACTTCTTCAAGGCCAGTGGCGGTGGGAATGCTGGCGGCGGCGAAAAGACGAAGCTGCCGGGCAATATGTCCCAGAAGGACTTCGACGCCCTTCCGCCGAACAAGAAACTGGAACTGGCACGGCAAGCGGGTCGCTAAGACTCGCTTCTCTCCAGCAACAGTGCAGGAATCTTAAAGCCTCGGTGTAAGGACCGACCGGGGTAAAACTCAACTGGTCCGCACTGATACTGCTCTCTTTCTGGAGGAAGAAACCAATGGCCCTTTCGCTGCTCGAAGCCTCGAAGCTGAACGACGGTAACGTCGCTCGTCAGGCGATCATCGAAATGTTCGCTTTCAACAGCGACGTTCTCAACGCCCTGCAATGGGAAGACGTGATGGGCGGCTCGCTGTCCTACAACCAGGAAGGCAAACTTCCGGGCGTCGCTTTCCGTGGCTACAACGAAGCCTACGACGAAAGCGTCGGCGTGATCAACCCGCAAGTCGAAGTCCTGCGCATCGCGGGCGGCGACCTCGACGTTGACAAGGCGCTGATCAAGACTCGTGGCGCGGGCATCCGTTCGCAACACGAAGCGATGAAGGTCAAGGCGCTCTCGCTCAACATCGCCGCGAAGATTATCAACGGCGACTCCGCCGCGAACCCCCGCGAATTCGACGGCCTGCGCAAGCGCATCGTCGGCTCGCAACTGTTCGGCCCGACCGCCGCGCAGAACGCGGACGGCGCTCTGTCGCTGGAAGTCCTGGATGCGGCCATCGACGCCGTGGACAACCCGACGCACCTGATCATGAGCAAGGCCATGCGCCGGAAGCTCACGACCGCCGCTCGCAACCCTTCGGTTGGTGGTGACATCACCTACACGACCGACAACTGGGGCCGCCGGGTCGCGCAATACAACGACCTGCCCATCCTGATCGCCGATTACGACGACACGGGTGCCCGCATCATCGACTTCAACGAAGCCGGTCCTTCGGGCGACTCCACCACGGAAACCTCGGTCTATGTCGTGAGCTTCGGCCCCGGCATGATCACGGGTCTCCAGAACGGCGTCATGGACGTGACGGACCTCGGTGAAATCGACTCCAAGCCCGTGCTCCGCACGCGCCTGGAATGGCTGGTCGGCCTCGCCACCATGCACGGTCGCGCCGCCGCCCGCGTCTACGGCATCACCAACGCTGCGGTCACTGCCTAATGGTCTAGGGGAAGAGCAATCTTCCCCAACGCCTCTGGCCCAAAGAAACCTCTCTAGGAGAAACTGAAATGACCGTTCGCCCTTCCGTCAACCGCTTCGAAATCGACGACGCGCTCAAGCTTCGTGCTGAAGGCCTCGCCGCTGTTACGAGCGACACTCTCTCGTCCAAGTTCGATCTCGGCGCTCTCGCCGCGTATTGGAACAACGGCGAAGTCGCTGCCCCGCATCAATTCGCCGTCGTGGTCGAAGTCGAAGCGGGTGAGTTCGACCCCGAAACCTACACGTTCCAAGTCGGCACGTGCAACGCCTCCGGCGACACCGCCCTGGACCAAGTGCTCCAGTCTCGCGCTGTCACCGCTGTTGGCCGCTATGTCTTCGTGATCTCTCGCGAAGAACTCGCCGCCGACGCCGACGCGAAATTCCTCGCGGTCAACCTCGACGCTACGGCGGGCGGTGGTTCGATCTCGATGGCGTGGAACGCCTACGTCGCGCCGCTCAACGGCAAATAAGACCGAAAGCGGAAGAAACTGAAGGGGCCGCAAGGCCCCTTCTTACTATTGACCTGATAGGACTGCATCATGCGCCCAAGCACTCGCTTCCCTGTTGACGCCGTGCTCGCTCTGCGGGCCGACACCGCCGCTGCTGCTGTAGCCGATGGCGCGAACACTCCTGTCAATCTCGATCTTCTCGCGTCCTACTGGGACACGAACGAACGCGCCGAACGGCACGAATTCGCCATCGTCGGCGAAGCCTTCTCCGTTGACGGCGAAGCCAGCCTTGTCGTCGAGACCGACGCGGCCTCGACCTTCGGCAGCCCCACGACCGTCGTGCAATACGACAACGTCGTCTCCGGCCAAGACCTCGTCTACAGCATCAGCCGTGAACACCTGAAGGCCCTGGACCCCACGGCCCAATTCATCCGCGCCCGCCACGTTGTGGACGGCGGCGCGACCGGCGACGGCACGATCACCTTCAGCGACGCCGCGACTGCGGACGACGCGATCACGATTGTGGACAACGCCGGGAACGACGAGACGTTCATCTTCGGCGGCGCAGGCGTCGCCACTGGCGCAGACGAAATCGAAAGCGCCGCCAACCTCGCCGACGAAATCAACAACACCCCTGGCACCCTTGTGGGCGTGTCCGCCGTCGCCGCTGGCGGCGTCGTGACCGTCAGCTTTGAGGGCGCGTTCGCCGACGCCGAAATCACGGAAGACGTGGACGATGGAAGCGTAATTACGGTCTTGACACCGGAAGCGGCTTCTGCTAGCGTGACCTACAATCTGCGCTTGGTCCCGCTTCTCGGGGCCTAATCCCGGAGCCATCACGTGCTTGTTAAAGTCTACTCGCCCACGGGCGAAGCCTTCGAAGTTTCCAACCTCAACGCCAACGATCTGGTCCAACATTCGGGCTGGACGCGGACGCCTCCGAAGAAGCCCGCCGCCGCCGTGGCGAAGCCTCAAGCGGTCCTGACCCCCGTCGAAGACGAGGAAGAAGAGACCGAAGTCGAAGAAGAGGCGGAGACCGAAGAGGAAGAAACCTCACCGCCTCCACCGCCGGAAGAGCCCGCCACGGGCTTGGCCGCGAAGAAGGCCCGCGTTGCCGCCGCCCAGGCGAAGCGTGAAGCCGAAGAGCGCGCCGCCGAAGCCAAGGAAAAGGGCAAGGCGAAGAAGAAGAAAACCGCCGCAGGCGAGGCCGCTCCGAAGCGTCTCCCGGGCACCAAGGAAGACCGCCGTGGCTTCGTCGATGACCCGGACCTGTCTCCCGAAGAGAACCACCAGCGCTGGCTCAACACCATCAACGCCGAGTCCAAAGTCGGCGGAACGGATGCGGGCGGCGAAGACTTCTAAGAAGGCCTCCCGACAATGCCCACGCTCTACGTCACAGAATTTCAGGAACTTGGCCGCGACCTACAAGCCAACCAGCTTGCGGTTCCTGCTGAACCGCCGGTTGCCGAACAGACGGTCGAGGTCGCTAGTTCCAGCGACGTGACAGAAGCCTTGTCCGGGCGCATCGTGCGTCTCGTTTCCGACGTTGACTGCCACTTCGCGGTCGGAGATTCTGAAGTCGAGGCCGACGCATCAAGCCGGTTCCTACCCGCCGACACCGTCGAAATCGTTGCGATCCCTGACACGTCGGGCGGTGCTGAATACTTCATCGCCGTCATCGAAGCCAGCTAAGGCGGCCCGCGATGCCGCTGATCCTCACAGAATATGCAAGCGAAGACGGCGAACCTCTCGCCGTGCAGTCGTTTGAGCTAGGCCAAGAGCCTGCGGCATTTCAAGACAACACGGCCCTGATCTCTGTGTTTCACACGTCAGCGGCTTTCTTCATCGGCGACTATCGCTACGTCCCGGCGCGGACCAAAGAATGGGTCGCCGCCCGTGCGGACTTTACGCTCCCA